TAAGTTTCCAAATCACAAATGGAAACACGAAATCAAACGAGGCCCAGATCATTGGAAAGGAGTGAGTAAATAATGTTCCCTATCTTTGGTTTAACAAATGTGAAAACTGGAGGTCCGATGTTGATTGGTATCGCTGGTAAAGCTGGTGTAGGTAAAGATACACTTGGTAAATACTTGTGTGATGAATATCGTTGTGTGCATTATTATTTTGCCAAGCCTCTTAAAGAGGGAGCAAAGATTATGTTCGCATTGACTGATGACCAGATTGCAAACAAAGAAGTTCCAATAGAGCCTTGGGGTATCTCACCAAGAAAGATTTGGCAGTTACTTGGTACAGAGGTGGGTCGTGGTATAGACCCTGCTATTTGGATTAAGAATGCTGAGATATTTATTAAAAGTGTTCCTGGGAGAACAGTTGTGATTACTGATGTACGATTTGACAACGAAGCTATCTTCATACGCAATAGAGGTGGAGTTATTATAAATATAGTCAGAGAACAACAAGACATTATTGAGAATAGACATTCAAGTGAGGGTGGTTTAAGATCAGACAATATTGACTTAACTATTCATAATAATGGTAGTATTGAGGACATGTGTAATGAAGTTACAGATATGATTCAACAAAGTGTTGTTACATAAAAGAATTGCTGTATAATCTTAGAGTGAAAGTTTTTCAAGACCCGGGTTCGATTCCCGGCGCCTCCACCAATAACGCAAAGGGGGGCGAACAGGTATCGATTGGATTGTGGAAACTATAAGACAGCACAAGGATGATTGTTGGCCTTGTAAAACATCAATCACAATACAACTGCTAATGATTACGATTTAGCATTAGCTGCATAAGCGGCTTTGGGTCCGAGGGTACCTCGAAACAGAAACCCTCACCTAATTTATTTGCGGGTATAGTATAATGGTATTATTACAGATTTCCAATCTGAAGATCGGAGTTCGATTCTCCGTCCCCGCTGGTTTTAAAAGGAGAAGTTATGATAGGTGAATTGTCAGGTGATACAGCAGATTTTCTAAATGAAATCCCGTGGTTTGATGGGATCATTTATATCATACTCTTGATGGGATTGTATGTATTTTATAAGTGGGTCAATCACAAATTTAAATAAGAGGAAAGCTATGAGATTATTTGATTTTGGTATTATACTAGCAGTAGTTATGTTGCCGTGGTTAGTTTATAGTATATGGATAACACCATAACTTCTTCCTTGTATACCGAACACCATTATGGTATAATGGTTGTGTTGTTATGATGAATGAGTATAGTATTTTCATCATGTTTTTGTAATCCTTTAAAGGAGATGTAAGTATGGGTATGACAGTAAAACATGGCCAACCAAAAGTTGGTCGAAAGAACGCTCGCAAGATGACTCGGGCTGAATGCGAGCTAACAGATTTGCCTCGATGGGTTAAGATTTATACTAGCCCTGCTACTGGTGAAACTGCGTTTAAGAATTTAAGAACGCAGATATTGTCGGTGGTGCAAAGACTGTTTATTCTATCCGGAAGAAACTTTCTAAGTTCTGGGGATAGGATCTGATTGTGTCGGGGCTTCGGCCCCTTCACTTTTTTCTTTATAAATACTATGACACAATGGACTAAAGAACAATTAATAGAAGGATCAGTATCATTAGTTAAGATGAAATCTAAACTAGCTATGATAGAAAAGAAAGTTAAAGACAAAGGTATACGAATAACTTTTGGTGAGAGATTAAAGTTTAACAAAATCTATCAACCATTAAAGAAAAAGATAACTGATATGGAAAGAGAATTTTTATTAAATGTAGCTGGTAATGGAATAGAGGAGGATGCTAATGCGGAACCTCCTCCTACGAATAAAGAATAGTAAACATTCTAAACTATTATTTAAATTATATATTACATGGTCGATAATAGCAGATTTAGTATTAGTGGGTGGAATAATTTGGGGACTTATATATTTTTGGTGATATGCTTGAGTTTATATTGGCTCCAACAATAATTTATATTGTTGGGGGTATAATTTATTATTTGGTGAATTGATATGAAGAAACTTATTTTGTTATGTATTATTTTGGTATCTTGTAGTGCATTTAAGAGGGTAACTTATGTTCCAACATCTTATGACTATCAAGATGAAGTTAAGTGTCTGGCTCAGAATGTTTATTTTGAAGCTAGAGATCAAACTACTAAGGGTCAGATTGCTGTTGCTCTCGTTACTATAAATCGTGTAGAGAGTAGAAGGTTCCCCAATAGTATATGTAAAGTTATTCATCAAGCAAGACGATATAGTAATGGTAAGATAAAAAAACATATGTGTCAGTTCTCTTGGTATTGTGATGGACTATCAGATACACCAAGAGATAGAATAGCATGGAAAGTATCCAAGACTATTGCAAGAGCTATGTTAAAAAGACCGGGTGTTCATATTAAACACTTTGGTAAAACATGGGACATGAAAGATTTTCTTAATGGTGCAAAGTTTTATCATAGAATAGATGTTAATCCATATTGGAATAACAAGATGATTAAAGTAGCAACTATAGGCGACCATATTTTTTGGAAAGATTATTTAAACGATTGATGGTAATTCAAACAGGGAGAAAGCTGAATGTCAAAGGAAAAGAAAGTAGACGCGCAGCCGTCAGTCGAAGAATGTGGTATATTCCTTCTGATGGATGAAATATCTGATAGTACTTGTAAAGATGTTATTCAATTTATTATATCAAAAAATATAGCAAAACCATATCCAAAGTATTTACAGTTGATTATTAATTCTGGAGGTGGTGATTTACAAGCAGCCTTTGCTGTTATAGATACTATGAAGGGAAGTGCAATTCCAGTTCATACAGTTGGACTTGGTTGTGTAGCATCAGCTGCTATAGCAATATTCATGGCTGGTGAGAAAGGATACAGAGTCTTAACACCAAATACTTCTATACTCTCTCATCAATACTCTTGGGGGACTTATGGTAAAGAACACGAACTATTGGCCACAGTTAAAGAATATGAATTGACTACTAAACGAATGATTAGTCATTATAAGAAGTGTACTGGTTTGAGTGAAAAGAAAATTAGAGAATTTTTATTACCAGCACAAGATGTGTGGTTGGGTGCAACAGAAGCAAAGAAGCTTGGTTTATGCGATAGTGTAAAAACTGTTTATTAGGAGAAGATATGAAAATCACAATGGGCGATACTGTAATGAAAGATGGTGAGATTATTAAAGTTCTTGGTAACGGAGAGAAATATAAACCAACAGTCATCTCTGATACAATACCAATGTTTATTCAAGATGAAGATGGTATGTGGGTGAAAAATCCAGATTATGAGGAATGTGATAATTGATGACTATTGATTTAAATTTGAATATTGAACAGATAGTTAAAGATAAAAAGTTATCTTATATGGAAGCAGTTTTACATTATGCAGAAACTTCTGAAATTGAACCAGAGGCTATAGCAAAGATGTTGAACCAATCCATTAAAGATAAAATAGAAGTTGAAGCACAAGCGCTTCATATGTTGAAACAGACTGGAAAGCTTCCACTATAAGAAAGGGGATGGTGAACTTGTGGGTATGGGTGGGCAAAGATTTCATACTGAAGTCTTGGAAGCAGATATATGATGATACAAAGTAATACAATAATATAACGTAATAAGGAGTAATAAGTATGGCAAGTTTTAAAGATATGAAAAAGAACCGCATGGCTAATTTGGAATCTCTTTCCAAACAAGTCGAGAAGTTAGCAGAGAAACCTTCCTATGAAGATGAACGAATCTGGAAACTGGAACGTGATAAGTCTGGTAACGGATATGCAGTAATTCGATTTCTCCCAGCAGCAGTAAATGAAGATGTCCCGTGGGTTCGTATTTGGACACATGGCTTCAAAGGTCCCGGTGGATGGTATATCGAAAACTCTTTAACCACTCTTGGTAAGGACGATCCTGTATCGAAAGCAAATACAGCTTTGTGGAACTCTGGTATTGATTCTGATAAGAACATAGCTAGAGAACGCAGACGTAAGTTGAACTACTATTCAAATATCTATATTGTTGAGGATAGTATGAATCCTGATAATGCAGGTAAAGTATTTCTTTTTCGATATGGAAAGAAAATCTTTGAGAAGATTACTGGTGCTATGAATCCAGAGTTTGCAGATGAAACTCCACTTAATCCATTTGACTTTTGGGAAGGGGCCAACTTTAAAATCAAGATGCGTCAAGTAGATGGTTTTCCAAACTATGACAAATCTGAGTTTACTGATAAGTGTCCTCTTTCTGAAGAGGAGAAGAAGATGGAAGATGTTTGGAGTCAGCAGTATTCTCTAAACGAAATCATTGAAGAAAAGAACTTTAAGAACTATGCAGAACTTGAAGCTCGATTCAATACTGTGATTGCCCGTAAGGGAGATGAGTTTGTTGGTAACATTGAGGAGAGTTCAGATATTGGTTTGACAGAACCTGCTGTTTTAGCAGAAAAGACTGATGATACTTTGGACTACTTCAAGAAGTTAGCAGAACAAGAGTAGTTAAGCACCATGTATTTCTTTAGGTCTTACATTTGCTGGGATTAATACAGCTGATTGGTCTGAAGAATTATTGGTTTGACTTGACGTAACGACATTAATGGATGGTGTCCCTCCCTGGGATGCCATCCTGTCGTCATGTACTTGATTCATGGCATTCATTTTTGCACTTGGATCATTGAGTGGTACAATATCAACTCTTTCAGGTCCATCCTCTCCTGCA